AAACAGGACTGGGAAGGCGGGACGACCGGCAAGAACTCCGGCCGCGCGATGGTGCTGGGTGAAGGTCTGGACTGGAAGCCGCTCACCATGACCGCGGTTGATTCGCAGTTGATTGAACAACTGCGGTGGACGATTGATGACGTGGCGCGCGTGTATCGCGTGCCCATGTTCTTGATCGGCGACACATCGAAGTCGACCTATCGCAACTCCGAACACATGACGCGGCAGTACTATTCGAACTGCCTGCAGTACCACATCGAGTCTTTGGAAATCCGGTTCAATCAAGCGCTCGGCTTCGCGCCGAACGTGTATGCCGAGTTCGACCTGACCGCATTGCTGCGCACCGAAATGGATGTGCGTTTCGTGGCGTATCGCGATGCGTTGCAAGCCGGGTGGTCGACAATCAACGAAGTGCGCGCGATGGAAGACTTGCCGCCGGTCGAAGGTGGCGACGAGCCGATGGTGCAGATTCAGTATCAACCGCTGTCGATGGCGGGCGAACCGAAATCGGTAGTGCCCTCGCCATTCGGCACAAATACCGACCCCGACCCGCCGAAGCCGCCGACCGAGCCGGACCCGGACGACGACGACGAACCGCCGGCGAAGGCGCGTCGTCGCACGAGGATGTCGCCATGATGGTGTTGACTTCGCTCGCCGTCGACTACGCGATTGCCGCGGAAATCCTGCCGCTGTTCAAGCAACACGAACGCGTGTCGGATGATTCCGAGGACGCACTGTGTACGCAGTACATCAAGGCTGCCATCGACGCCGCATCGAACTACCTCGACCGCGATGTCGCGCCGACGGTGCGCACCTACGATGGCGCGCTGCTGACGTCGTTGCCGGTCGGATGTAGCTGCGGCGCTGGCGCGCGCATCTATCCCGAGCCGTATCGGTTCGAAGTGCGGCGCGGTCGCGCAACTGCCATCACGGTGATGGATGGTGCGGCGGCGATTCCCGCCGATCAGTACGTGCTGTATGCGCCGAGCGGCAAACAGGCGTGGGGTTATTCAGTCGCGCCGACGTCGGACTTGGCCGCGGTCAAGATCAGCAACGTGGGCGGCTTCGCCGACCTCGCCGACTTGCCGCCCGACGTGCTGCAGTTCGTGTTGCTCGCTGCCGGGTGGATGTACGAAATGCGCGAACTCGGCAACTACACCAGCGCCGTGCAGATGGTCGACAAGTTCCCGGTGTACTTGCTCGACTCGTGGGCGCTGCCGCGCATCGCATGAAAGCCGGCGCGCTCCGCAATCGTGTCGAATTTCTGCGGCCCCTCGTGGAGCAGGATGAACTCGGCCAGCGCGTCCCGGGATACACGTCGTTGTTCGAAGCGTGGGCGAGCGTTGAACCGCTCAAGGGCGAGGAGTTGTTCAACGGTTCGCAGTTCGTCAACACCGTCGACACGCGAATTGAGATTCGCTACCCGGCGCACTCGGCACTAAAGCCGACTGACATCGCACGCGTGAAGGGTCCGCACGGCGGCGACTACAACCTTGTGATGGTGGTCAACCCGGAGCATGGCGGCAAAGCGTTGTCGATGATTGCCAAGCGTGTCGACAGCGATGGACTCACGGTGACGGTGCCGCCGATCGAACCGGAGCCGCCGAAGAAAGTTGCAACGTTCGCGCCCGGTGGTTCCATTACGACGACCAAGACGTGGGAACCGGTCGGCGAGTTCGCGATTGAATGTCAGGCCAAGCTGACCGCGAATCCGAGCAGCGGATTCTATGCGCTCGCGACATGGAATCCGGGCGGGCCGAATGTGTCGCTCGCATACAACGCCAGCGCGGGCGCGCTAGAGGTGCGCGTCATCGACGCCACAAACGGAATCATTGCATTCGGGACGCCGGTTGTGGTTGCGTTGCCCGCGGCCATCACTGACCTGACGTGGTTCCGCATGCAAGTGTCGGCCGGCAACTGCGCGTTTTTCATGTCGCCAGACCGTGACCCTGATTCGTGGACGTTCCTCGGCGCGGTTCCCGGCAACTTCGTTCAAGTCGTCGCTGGTGCGCGCACCCTCGACGTCGGTGGTGGTGGCGGCTACTACGGTTTCCCATCGTGGGAAGGCGACATCGGGCGCGTCGTCGCGTGGCTTGATGTCGCGATGACGCAGCAGGCGTTCGACTGTGACCCCGACAAGTGGGTGAGCGGAACAACGTTCGACAGCGGCGGCGACACGTACACGATGAACGGAGGGGTGACAATTGGCTGAAGTTCTCACATGGCGCATCACTGGATTGCAGGAACTGAACAAGCGCCTGCTGACGCTCAACGAGGATTTGCAGAAGCGCATTTCGTATGCGGCGGTGTCGGCTGCTGCGCGCGTCATCAAAAAGAAAGCAATCGAGAACGCGAAAGCACAAGGCCTGCATGACAGCGGATCATTGCAGGAGAACATTGCAATATCGCGCAACCGCATCGGCGAAACCGGCATCGGGCAGTACTCGTACCGCATCGGCGTGCGCGGCCGCAAGAAAGCAAAGAAGGGCGGCAACAATCCTTGGTACTGGTGGCTGCACGAGTTCGGGAGTTCGAAGCATCCAGCGCGCCCGTTCATCACGCCAGCGATGATGAGCGAACGCAGCAACGCGCTCGATGCAATGGAGCGGATCATTGAACGTCGGCTGCAGAAGGCGGGCGCGTGAGTGGCGCAGCAGGCATCCGTTACGACGTCGACGTTGCGATGGTCAACGCGTTGCGTGGCATCGTGGGCGGGCGCATCTACCCGGGCGCGTTGCCCGACGACCCGGTGTATCCGTGCGTGAGGTACTCGCTGGCGGGCACGCAGTTTCACAACACGTTGTGCGGGCAGTCGCACCTGTTCACGTTTCGCAATCGCGTGCAAGTGTACGCACGCACGTCGAAAGAAGCGGTGCAGATTGGAACGACGATCAAAGCCGCAATGCGTGGTTTCGTGTACGAGAACACACCCGAGTCGGAGGTAACAGGCTTCGAACCTGACACCAAGATTTACAGCAACTCGCTCGACTTCGCGATATGGGCTAGGGACAAGCCGTGAGCAATCGCGTTTCGAGCGCGATGTTCATTGCACTATCGCCGATCGTCGAGGGGCGCGTGTATCCGGAAGTGCTGCCCGACGACCCGGTGTATCCATGCATCCGCTACACGGTGTCGACCACGCCGCAAAATACTTTGTGCGGGCAGTCGGAGTTGTCGCAGATTCGGTATAGTGTCCACGTGTTCGCGGTGACAGTCGCGCAAGCAATCCATTTGGTGGCAGCGTTGCAAGGCATCATGCGTGGTTTCGAATTCGAAAACGTACCGGTTGCATGGCAGGACGGGTACGAGCCGAACGTGCGCAAGCATTTTCAGTCGGTGGATTTTGATGTGTGGGAGCGTGAGCAATAGCACACGCGTTCATTGCAGTGTTCTCCTGAAAGGCGGGGAAGCATCATGGCAGACTTCACTTCTCAAGGCGTATCGTCGCAGGGCACGAAACTGTACGTGCAAGGCGGCACGCCAGCCGCAGCGCTGTCGATCACCGCAATTACCAAGGCCGTGCAAGCGCTCGTCACCGGCGCGAACACGATGGACGCCGGCGATGTGGTGGTGTTCGGCGACATCGTCGGTATGCCGGAAATCAAAGGCAAGTCGGGCATCGTCATCGCACCGACCGGTGCCGACTTCACGGTGAACATCGACACGAGCGATTACGCGACTGCTGGCACCACTGGCACCGCCGAAGCGCTCGACCTGTTGCCGGTGTGCGAGGCGCGGAACTTCAACGGCTTCGACGGGCAAGCAAGCGAAATCGACAAGACCACGCTTTGCTCGACGGCGAAGGAGTTCGTTCCGGGCTTGCAGGACTTCGGCTCGTTCAACTTCGAAATGAATTACGTTCCATCGGACCCGGCGCAGATGGCAATGCAGAATGCCAAGGCATCCGGGGAAACGTTGTGGTGGGAACTCGTGCTGCCCGACAACATGGGCAGTTGGATTTTCCAAGCGTTCGTTCGGCAGATGACGATCAGCGGTGGTGTCGACGCCGTGCTGTCGTCGTCGGTCGTGCTGCGCATCACCGGAGAACCGGCGTTTGGCGGCGGGGCAGCACCGTGAGTATTCGTGACGCGATACTAGCGACAGCAGCGCCGAAGCCGAAAGCACACGAAATTGCGGGGTGGGGTACGGTGTACTTCCGTACCCTGACTGTCGGAGAAATTCTCGACCAGCAGAAGGACGTCACCGCGGGCGCGAAGGATGACAACCGCGCAGCGCTTGCGCGTGCGTTCTGTCGCGTGCTGGTGGACGAGAACAACGTTCCGATATTCGACCCCAACATTCCGGAGGATGTGCAAGCGGTGCTGTCGCTACCGTGGCAGATGGTGCGGGTAGCGATGGAACAGGCGAACAGGCACAATGGATTGCTGACGGACGACGCAACCCCAAAAGCCTAACGCCGCATCGTCGCTTCCTGTTTCGCATGGCGCTCGCTCTCGGTAAAACCGTGAGCGAGTTGGAGCGCACGATGCCGGCGACCGAGCTGATGGAGTGGGTGCAGTACTACGGGGTCGAGCCATTCGGCGAATTCCGCGCCGACTTGCGCTCGGCCATCGTAGCCACGGTCATCGCGCGCACAATGGGCGGCAGCAAGAAAGCCACGCCTGCCGACTTCATGCCGTTCAACGACAAGCGTGCTGCGCGTACAGCATCGCGCGACGAAGCGGCACACGTCACCGATGCGTTTATGAAAGCGTCATCTAAGCTGCCGCACAAAGTCCTGAAGTTCGACCGCACGCGAAAGAGGAACAGACATGGCGTCATCCCTCGGTGACCTCGTCGCACGGATGATCCTTGATACGGCGCAGTTCACCGGGCCGTTGAACAAGGCCGAGCAGCAACTGGAGAACCTCAACAATTCCGTCAGGAAGATCGGCAGCGACGTCACAAAAAACATGATGGGAGTGGTGGCCGGTTTTGTCAGCGCGCAGAAGGCCATCGAGACTTTCAACAAAGCAGTGCAGTACTCCGCTGGTCTCGACGACTTGTCCGATGCAACCGGCATCGCGGTCAAAGACCTCGACCAGATGACGCTTGCCATGAAGCTGGCAGGCGTGTCGTCGGAGACGTTCGAACGTGCGCTAAACGCGTTGTCTAAAACGGTGGTCGAGGCGCGCGACCCCACGTCGAAGAGCGCTGCTGTGATGAAGGCGCTAGGCGTCGACATGAAAGACGCCGCTGGCAACGCGCTCGGCATGGGCGTCGTATTCCAGAACACGCTGCGCCAACTTGCTGCGATTGAAGACCCAGCGCTGCGCGCGGCGACGGCGT